TTCTTCAGATAAAAAAACAGGCTAAAGGAAAAGGATCTGGTATCGAAGGGCTTCTTGAAGATCTGGGTATCGGATGATGCTTAGATATTGTAGCGTTTGTAAAAAGAAAACTCGCAGTGTTTTCAAGCTCATCACAAGTGGCGTTGAAACGTTTAAGTGCGAGAATGGACATTACTCCCCAATTATAAAAGAAAAACCTAAGGACGGGCCTACGTTCATTGTTAAATGCGATGGATTTCATGGAAGGTCTGGAGACTAATGGCGATAGAGCAGTGGAGAATAGATTTCGAGAAGATCTGTAAGCTATCTGAAAAAGAAAAGGGATGGAAGCTACACGACAAAATGTGGCGATTAACTTCTGGGAAACTCTATAAAATCCAGGATAAGGCCGGGAAGACAGTTCCGTTTATTCCAACAGAAATACAACTGTCTATGCTTAATCAGTTCACTGGCCGTGACATAGTTCTTAAGGCTAGACAGATAATGTGTACTACATTGGTTATGATAATGTTCCTGGATGCTTGTCTGTTTGAGGACAACATGGAAGCCAGAACTATTGCCGATGATGATGGCACTATTGAAAAACTGTTTAAACGTGTTCAGTTCGCATACGATAATCTTCCAAAATTTATGAGAGAGCTGTTCCCTTTGAAGGCTAGTAATAAATACGAAGTCAAAATTAAGAACAGGAATAGTCACTATCAGGTTTGTTTATCTACTCACGGAGATACTGTGCGTATGTTGCATTTCTCTGAGGCCAGTTTTATACCAGGCCAGCACGTTAAAAAAAGAGTTGGTGAGTCTATAGAGACAGTACCTCAGAATATCGGAGAGACAGTAATTATCTTTGAGAGTATCGCTAATGGTGGAGATGGAATGTTTGCCGATATGTATAGACAAGCTTCTAAAGGCGAGAGCGAATATAACGGAATATTTTTTACCTGGTACGATCACTATGAGTATATCCAGACTGTCACTGCTACCGATATTAAGATGATTGACGAAACTCTTAACGAAGAAGAAAAAGTGCTGATGGAGAAACATGGTCTTGGTTATGATCGGATAGCCTGGAGAAGAACAAAGATAAGATCAATGTTAGGCGCAAGCTATGAAGAGAAGCTTGAAGTGTTCAAGGTAAAGTACCCTGAGAACGACAAGGATTGCTTTCTTCTAACCGGAAGCCAGGTGTTCAGCCCAAGACTCATAGATATTTATAAAAACGATCCTGACGCTTGCTTCTTAAAACCAATAAAGGTTTATAACTTCGATGTGCTGGATGTATTCGTAGAACGGCCAGGTGGAGAAGTCTTGATATATCACGAACCGGATCCTTCCAGGAAATATGTGCTTGGTGGAGATGTTAGCGATGGGACCAGTAAAGGCGATAGAAGCAAAGCGTTTATACTAGAGGTAGGCACTTCAAGAGTTATGGCACTGTACGATGCCATGAATACTCCTCCTGAGGTTTTTGGCAGTAGGTGTGCAACATTAGGCGTTTATTATAACTATGCTACTGAAGCTATAGAGAATAATTTTAGAGACAGTTGTGTTAAGGAGCTGATCAGAAGACGATATCCGAACGTATATTATCATGGCATGGAAGAAGGGAAACCCTTAAGAAGCTGGGGATGGAATACTAACGATAGAAGCAAGCGATTGATAATCGACCAGTTTAAATACGATTTTGAATCTAACGAGGTTTGGCATGCGCTTCCAGAGAAGCTTTTAATAGAGATGGAGCATTATATTGAACTGGATAATAAACGTACTGAAGCTAGCCAAGGGTATCACGATGACTTCATCATGTCGTTTGCTATAGCTAACTATCTGGCGCTGAAATTGCCTTCTTATCAGAAGCGAAATGACAAGCCAACTGAGAACCTAGAATACAAGAAGATATTGAAAGATGGTGGAATGTTAGGTTATCATGGGAGTAAAAAGGGAGCGAGGAATTTTAATGATGGTGGAATATAGTGTCGGATTAGTTGCGTTTGCAATAGTAACATTAGGCGTGGTAGCTGTTAAGGCTATGACAATCACTTCAAAGAACTCACAAGAACTACATAAAACATTAACGGCAGTTGCAGGGAAAAGCAAAGAATACGCAACAATAAAGGCCGTTGATAGAATAGACGAAGTTAAGAAAGTTGTTCAAACACCTAAGCCGAAAGAGGCTGAGGAAAAAGACGGAAAAGAGGATATGTTCCTATGAAATTAACTAATGAGAAAATAGCAAACATCGCATATAACGCAGTGAATAATTGGAGTATGTCTGGCCCATATAGAGAAAAGACTGCTGATAAAATACTAAATATTAAGTTCCTTGATGGCGAGCAATGGCAATATTTCTCCAGGAGAACCCAAAAATTTACCGAGCTGGTTCCGGCAGAGAACGTTCCAAAGGTTACTGCTAATATGTTCGTGCCTTATGTTGAGTCAGTTAAATCAAAGATACTATCAATGAATCCTTCTCCGGTAGTTGTTGCTAAGACTAGAGATTGGTCTGATGTAACGCTAGCACTTAATTATCAGAAAATGTTCCAGGGTATTCTGGAGAATATAAACTTTAAAGACAAGATGCAGGATCTTATTGATGTACAGCTAGTATGCGCTGGAGTATTCTTGCTTCCGTACTGGAATAAAGACATTGACGATATTGACGTAGAGGTTATAAGCGACATAGCTTCTTACTCTGATCCATTAGCTAAAGATCCGAAGAAAATGAGATATTCTTGTTTCTTTGATGTTATGAGCACCGAGTATATTAACGAGAAATATAAGAAGAAATATTCTGCCGATAAACTAGAGAACGCTATGGATGGATGGTACTTGGATATCTATAAAGAGCTTCAAGGTCTTGGGGATAAACGTAATGGCAAAAGAACTGGTGTCTCAAACAATATCGAGATTAATGATGCGACTATGATCGTTAAAGTTTTCTACAAAGATGGTAAGGTCAATAAAATGGCTATTGTGGCTAATATGTTTAGAGGTCAGCCTGAGGTGCTAGAAACTATCACTTTAGAAGCAGAGCTAATATATATACCATACTACAGAAACTTCTTCTCTAAGCAGGGAAGAACGCCTTTAACTGGACTAAGAAGTGTCCAGCGTGACATTAACCAAATGTTAACCAGATCTAAATATGATTTTTCAAAAAGAGAAAAAATGCTTATTGATGAAGGCTCAATAGAGCTATCGCAGGATGTCGATACTTTTGATATGGCCGGAGATGAGATTGTTAGGTATACGTCTAAGATACCTGGCCAGTTGCCTGTTAAATGGGATCCTTCTCATCCAAAGATTATGGATTTTAATATGTGGATTAGGATGTGGGGAGAAGCTGGCGGACAGTCAGAAGCTTCAAGAGGGAATTCTCCAACATCTCAAGCTAGTGGGAATCTTACTGCTATGCTTATCGACCAGGATGAAACTAAAATCGGTAACGCTAAATCAAACCTACAAGTTGGGTTTAAGTTTTTATTTAAAGAGATGATGAAAGTTATTCATAAAAATTATTCTAACGAGAGAGTTGTTACTATTATGGGCCGAGAGCGTGGATGGCAGTCTTATTCTTACGCAATGTTTAAGGACGAAGATCTTAATAAGTTTGATGTTTCGGTTAGTATAGGCGAGTCTATGCCTAATACGCCAATGGCCAGGCTGGACATGGCTCTTAAAATAGCTCAGTATGGATTGTACAGCGATATGCCTAATCCTTTTGAGAAGTTAAGAGATCTAGCTGGTCTTACTATGTATGAGTTTGATGTTATTGATCAACATACGGATAAACAAAACTATGAGATAGAGCAAATAATTAAAGCTAAATCGGGAGATCCTATGCCTGGCGTATCTGTTACGGATGACCAGTTCAAACACGTTGGAGTCTTGATAAAGTTTATTAATACTAGAGACTTCGCAGATTTAGGCGAAGATAAGCAACAGTTAATATTTGCTCACCTGGGACAACACCAGGAGCTTGTTACGAAGATGGTTCCTCCTGCTCCAATGCAAGGGACTGTTGATCCTCAGGCACAGCAAAATGGGCAAGGTCCGAACATGAAACAATCACCTCAACAGGGGCAAGGCACTGTTCCAAAGCCAGCGTAATGTATACATTCGGGTAAATAATTGTTATATTGGAAATGATTAAGTTAACAACGGAGGACAGACATGACAGAAAAAAACGAAGACAATAAAGACGATATCGAGAATAAGGATGGTGAGGAAAAAGATATACTTGACGAGTTGCTAGATGGAGTTGGTGACGATGCTGATGATGAATCAGAAGAAGACAACAATGACGATAGCGATGCTGATGATAAAGGGGCGGATGACAAACCTGTATCAATGAAAGAGCTTAAGAAGCTTTTAGAAAGTTCTGGTAAAGGTGGAGCTAATCTGGATAAGTTCAAAACAGAAATGATTGGGACTATGAAAGACATGTTAACTCCTTTGCTAGCTGGACAAAAGCAGACAGAGCTAAAGAAAACTGTTTCTGATTTCGAGGTAAAAGTTAAGGCTGAGCTTCCGGGGTTTGAAGTGGATATGGATCTGTTTGAGTATCATCTTAGTTCTGGAAAGAAAAAGCAAGATGCTTTGAAAATCCAAGTCGATGCTGAGAAAAAAAGAGCTAAGGCTTATGGGTTCGAGAAAGAAGAAGGTAGTGATGGTTATGATAGTGGTGGTGATCCTGCTGAGTTGAAGGATTTTGATCCTACTTATCACAAGGAAAACGCTAAAGAATTTAAGAAACTGCCGAAAGACGAAAGACAAAAGTATTTTACGAAGTTAGCGAACTTTGTAAGGTCAAACAAAAAACGATAAAGGGGTAAAACGATGACTACATTAAATTTTAACACAAGTTCAAACGCTGGTTCAGTTGTAGAAGTATGGTCTGACCAGGCTATTGATGATAGAAGAGAGATGGCTATTTTTGAATATCTTAAGGACTATTCAAATGCTATCGTGAGACAAGATGATCCAGGATTAAGAACTAAATATCCTAGTCCAAGTGAAGCATATAAAATGACTTACCATAATAAAGCTAAGTTAATTGGTGCTGGTGTAACTAATCAGGCTTCATTGACTGGTAAAGAAGAAAAAGTAAGAAAAAATACTTTTAGCTATACAGCTCAGTTTAGAAGACATGCTGTTGCGAATGATGAGTATATTCCTAATGCTGATATCTCTGAAGCAGATTATATGTTGGACCAAAGATCTTTGCTTTCTGAATGGAACGCAAACGATAAGCAGAACCAAGATATTTCAAGAATGATGAGCGGTGCTGTTTTGAAAAAATATGGTAACGGAGCTGTTGGAGCATTTGCTTCTATAACTTCTTCTCATGTTTTGGATGATGACTCATTTGTTGTACTAAAGAAAACTTTAGCTCAATATAATGCTTCTCCTGTTTGGATGTCGGATGACTCTGAAAACGGTAATAAGTTTAGAGGATATGTAATGTTAGTTGATGAGACTGTTGCCGAAGCTCTATTAGCTTCTGATGATTTCTCAGCTTTCCTTGAAACATTCTTTGAAGGACACGGATGGGAATCTCCATTATCAAAAATCGCTTATGGTAAAAAACAGAATATGGCAATCATACCTGTTGAGCCAAAAGTAGGGTTTGGTTCTCCATTAAGACCTGAACTTATAATTGCTAAAGATACTGCATCTCTAGCGAATAACGCTAACGTTGATTTAACAGTAGGTATTCCTACTTTTGACCCAGACACAGGCACTTATGATGATTACACTAATGACACTGCTGGTGTTATTGAGTTTACTCAGTATCTTACTGACTACATGGCTTCTGCTGGAGCTACCAGTGCTGGTGTTCTTTGTAAGATCGTTCAGGCTGATGGAACTTTGATTACTGGGGTAACTATTAAATTAGGTTCTAGTGCAACTTCGTACACTATTAACGTAGCAAACGCTTCTGGCGGAGCTATCGTTCTTAAGGCTGGAGATAGAATAATCGTTCTTAGTTCTGCTGTAATGGCACTTGGAGCTAAAGCATATATCTCTCACCAATCTGCTCCATACTTTACTGGTCAAAATTATGATTATAACTTTGAACAAGGTATTGGCGTTAACTATTGGGAAGGTGGAGTTCTTGTAAAAGATACTCAGAACATTGCGAATAACATTGTTTTGGATTTCGTTTACGCATCATAAGATTTTGTTACCAGGGTAGTCTTCGGGCTACCCTGATTAAAACCAACCTAGAGGGAGTTGACCATGAATAATTACTTAGTAAAATACACAGGATATAATCTTCCATCAGGAAGACAGATGGCTGTCGAAGGCGTTAACATTACTGTTACCCCTGAGAATTCTGTCATTGATTGTTTTGAAGAGTTAAAAGCTAAAAGTAACCTTGATCCTTATGGTGATAAGTTTAAAGAAAAGCTGAATAAGTTGTTTGCTGTATTAATCTTGGACTACAAGTTCGAGCCTCACTTTTCATTAGAAAAAGCGAAGTTCATTATGATTGATACTAGAAACGATGATATTCTATTAGGTCTTCAGGCAGACCAGTTAGCAGATATCACTAAGCTAAGAAAAGAGCTATCTAATAAACAGACAAGTCTTCGTGTTAGCATGGAAGAGGATGTTGAAGTTTTAAGGCAGAAGTTAGTTTCTGAGATGCTTAAGAATAAAGGAGAGGTTTCTAAGGATGAGATGTTTATTTTTAAACAAGAAGAACTTATCAAGAGAAGTCCAGAAATGGCGCAGACTGAGCAGATCGTACTTCGTGCTGATATAGCAAAGGCCCAAACAAGAGTAGAATCTTACAGAAGTCAGATTGCTAGAGATGAAGTTGGGATAAGAGAAAAGGTTACAGACTTAAGAACAGCTAGATTAGAAGATATCAAAGCTGTTGAAGATAAGTTCCTAAGCTTAATCGCAGATCTTGATGCTGAAAATGCAAAAACTCTTAGCGTTAAAGTATCAGAGCTTATTGATAAAAGAGAAGGCGAGCTTGATCTTATTCAGAGAGTTCTTGATATGAATATTGAGATTACAGACTCTTCACTTGAAGATCTACTTGAAGAAAAAACAGTTCCTCAGCTTAAAGAGCTAGCTGTTAAGTTTGAGATAGAGATTACTGAAACGCTAAAGGATAAAATAATCGAACAGATTATCGCTTCCGAAAAGTATGCAGTATAAGCTACTCTCACTTATATTAGGATTTTTAATAACAGCCGGGCTTAGTTTCCCGGCTGTTTCTTTTGATCTATCCCACTATAACGACAACAGTACCTTCTATAAACTATATGGAGCTTCTTTAGATGCTTCTAATGATTATTATAAGGGCTATATGTCCGGAGAGTATTACGAGTCTACATCGACTACCAGGCTAGATATTTATGCTGGAGTTGATTGGAACATAGATGCAAAGATAGTTCCATTTGTTTTTGCCAATTACTTTTATCACAATAGGATGAGTTCCGATTATTTAAGAACAGGGGTAGGATCTTACTATATGCTGGAAGACTTATACTTCGCTCATAAAATAAGTTTGGCACTAGTATCGGAAACAGGAAATCCGGATCTGATGTTATCCTGGAGATATAAGGCATGGAAAGATTTTGATGACTTTGGGTTTAAGTATAAGATTACTCTGATAGAGAGAGACTTTACAGAAAAAGCAGAAGCATACTTTAAAATAAATAAAAATATAGAGGCCAATATAACGGCCCACAACGTATATAGCACAAGAGGACAGGACAATACGCTCATGTTTGGATTAAGCTTCAAGTTCTAGCATAGTCTTGGGTATTCACTGAAAATTTGCGATAATGAAAGTAATGAAATAATCTAAGGAGTTTATTATGACGAATGGAAATAAGGAAATAGTCGATGTTATTGATGTGGATCTTTCTGGAGACTACACTGTAGAAACAATATATTATGGTAGCAGGATGCTTATTTGCAGAGGGCTTTATTTTAATACTGCCGGAGTTGTTAAGTTCACAAACAGCCAGGGAGAGTCAAAATCTCTTACTGTTGTTGCTGGACAAATGGATATTAGCGGAGTACAGAAGATATTGAGTACTGCTAATGGGACTACTGTTGGTAAAATAACTATCCTATACGGATAAAATAGTCGTGTTTAAAAAGGCGATACTTTTATTTTTATTTAGTTTTCTATTCGGAGCTTATGTAAAAGAGTTTCTTCCTAGTGCAGATTTTTATGCTGGAGAAGAATTTGTAGAAGTTTCTTTTTTCGGACAAGTAATATCTGCCAATACTTCAATAGATTTAGTTGTAGGCGGTATCGGAGGCTACGCTTCAATAGAATATAACATACCGAACATAGCCTCTCTGAATGTTGAGTGGAGAGATGGAAGATCTTACGGAATATCAAATATCGAAATGATCAACGGAAAAACTATTACAGATTTTCCCGGAAGCAGAGCTTATATAACTATTCCTAATTATAGCGCAAGCGACATTTATATTACCGGAAACATTCTCACTAGGCGTATTCCTAGCATAGAAAATATGTGGGAGCAGTTTACTGTTGCCGAAGAACTTGTGGCATCTATTAATGTTAGCGATAGCTATTCTAATGTTGGAGATCCTGTAAACATGCAAGGTTATACGAGGGCCGGGATTTATGTTGATTATACGCCAAACGACAGCCTTACCCTAAACATAAAAATTGTTGGACTGTCTTCGTTAGATTCGGGAGAGTATGAATTATACGGAGTAAGAACAAGGCAAATAGATGACACTGGCCATTCTAAGATTTATTTCGAGTTCGACATAGGAACGCTTCCGTATATACAAATAAAAACAAAGGTTGATAGCCTAGGATCTTCTCCTGGAGAATTAACAGTCAACATAAGTAAGAAATGGAGGAACTAGATGGTTGGGTGGGTTCCGAACGAAGATGAGCTAAGGGACATTATAGAAAAATACCTCACTGCATATCTACATCTAGACCAGACAACACCACAAAGCATAATCAATGGCAGTGCTTCTGTAATAGCACCTACTAGCGATTTACATATAGCTAATAAATATTACGTTGATTCTAATGTCGATTTAGATGGTGGATTTGCTAATTCAGTGTATTTAATATCACAAATATCAGATGGAGGTGGGGCATAATGGCTTCAAGAATACAAATAAGAAGAGATACGGCAGCGAATTG